ATGAAGAATGAAGGAGGAAGGATGAAAGAAATGAGCCTGCAACAACGCGGCACGTTGCGCATCAAGTCCCTGCTGACGCAAGCCTTGTTGCAAACCACCAATACCCATCAATGAGCCTACATCTTGCTGACCAGCTGCTGCAAATTGACCGCCTAGTCCTTGCAGTTGCTGACCGAAGGCTTGCTGCGCACCACCAAGTTGTTGCCCAGTTTGCCCTTGAATGTTGCCCAATTGACCAAAGCCTTGTGCCACTTGTCCTGCGGTGCCTAGCCCCGCCTGACCTGACGCCATTCGCGCCTGCATAGCACTCTGGCCGAGTTGGCCCATCGTTTGACCCAGCAGATTGCCAGCACCATAAATATTCTGCGCTTGCTGACCAAGTAACCCACCAAACTGTTGTTGTGCACCTAGCTGACTACCAGCCGTGCCCAGTTGCTGTTGTGCGAGTTGCTGTTGTGCCGCTAGTTGTTGACCCGCTAACCCTTGTTGGAAACCACCGAGGCTCTGCCCCGCTGCAAGACGCTGCTGCGCCTCTGTTCCTAATTGACCCGCTAAGCCACGAGAAGCATCAAAGCGTTGACCTGTCAGTCCAGCGAGCCCAGACGCAGCGGCTCTCTCCGCATCTCGTTGTCGGGCGAACTCGCCCATAGCCGCTTGTTGAGCCCTCTGGAAGCCTGCTGAGCGAAGACCGCCGACTTCCCGTGCAAGACCACGGCCCAAGGCCTCAGCGCGCTCTGCTGCAGTCAGGCGCGCCCGAGAACCAAAGGCCGATTCTCCCCCTGTTTGGATGTCTCTCGCTCGTTGTGCAATATCCGCTTGTGCGGCCCCTTTCATGGCATCCTCGATTGTCTGTTGGACAACCGCGTCCTCATAAGGGTCAAAAAACTGTTGCGTCATGGAGGGGTCAAAACCACCTGTCGTGCCACGTAATAGGCGTTCTGACTCTCCAAGCCTACGGCCAAATGCACCGACACCGCGTCGGAATTGATCCGTGGCTGCCCCAATACCTCTCCCAAATTCACGCCCAAGCCGTGCTTGCTCGCGGCCTAGTCTCTCGCCCTCACGGCCAAATCGACCCGCTGCACGGCCCAAGGTGTCTAGGCCTTGACCTAATCCTGCTTGGAATTGTCCTAACGACTCCTCGGCTAATCCTCGCTGTTCTGCAATGTCCTCACGCAAACCTCGCTCCGCTCTTCGAGCGAGACGGCTTTGCTCATCAAGTCCTTGCAAGCCTTGAGCTAAACCTCGGCGTCGTTGGAAGCGCTCCTCAGCTGCACCACCTAAGAGTTGTTGCAATGCTTGTCTCTGAGATCCTAATTGCTGTCCTAGTCCTTGCTCAATGGACCCTAAGCCGCGTCGGAACTGCTGCTCTGATTCTCGTAAAAAAGGCGTTTGTCGACCCACCTGCTCTCGTGCCAGTTGCATGGCTGCTAATTGGTCAGGAGAAAAACCAGCTACTTGCTGGGGTATGACAATCGGACGTCCCTGCTCATCAAAAAATGTGCGCTCAGCTGCGCGCATTGCACCAGGTATAAACCCGCCTTGACCACCTAAGCCAAATAAAAGTTGCTGAACAATCGGGTCCATTTGCCGATCTGCGCGAGTGACACCAGCGACATAAGGCATCGGCGCGGCAACGTCCCCACCCTCCTGCAAGCGCCTCAATTTTTTTGGCGGCATTATCATGAGACGGCCTCCGGCTCTGTGGCAAACTCTTTAAACAAGTCCATCATCTCATACATTAACTTTGTGCCGCGCTCGCGATTTTCACCGTTGCCGGGCGTCAATGTAATGATTCCATTGTTGCTCTTCATATCAAACGCGCCAGCGCCTCGCACGGCTCGACCCGTCATTACGAACTCACCGTCTGAAAGCATTGCGGGAATATCATCACTAACTTCTGTGCCGGGCCCGTTGATATCACCGTCCATGCGCTTAAACTCTGCCACGTCAACATTACCGCCCTCCGCAAAAGCCATGACAGGGCCGCCGTAACGCATCCCTGTAGCCTTCCTTTGCTCTAGTTGTGCCTGAGCCTGAGTTGGTGCGCGGCCTCCGCTAAGCGTCGGCAGAGTGCCTTGCGGTAGCAAGCCAAACTCCACTGGTTTGGGGGCCGCTGTTCCCGACCGCCTTGCGATTTCGTTTTCAAGATTAAATCTACCTGCAGCGTTCATGACCACGCTCGGCGTTAGTGGCACTCCTTTGCGTCCCTTTGCTTCGTCGTAGGCTAGTTTTCCGAGCAAGCCAGCAAGTCCGGCTGCGCCTACATCACGCATATTTATGTTGCCAAACATACCGTCAGATTCTTTTCCGCCATCCACGCCAAGCATTCTTTTTACGACGTCTTCTATGCCTCGTATGGCGTCCGGCGTTCTAGTGCCACCAATAAAGCTTCCGGTACGTTGTTGAGGTTGAGTGCTGGGCTGGTATTCTGGAAGAGCTAAAAGTTGAACGGCTAATTCATCCTCTGTAATGCCAGAGGCTAACATGGCGTTGATACCTGCTCGTTGATCAGGAAATTGACTTAGGTAATCTTCAATAGTGTTTACTGCTGCTTCTGAACCAAAGGCAGGCGTTTGCGCTCCCATCATTCCGCCGACAGTGTTTGCAACCTTCATAAATCCGCCGCCCGAACCTCCGTAGCCCATGGCAGTTACTTCATCCAAAATCGTATCCATGGATTTTCCGGCGCTGACACCCTCCGACACAATGTCATTAATTTCTGGATTGTTTGCGCTCAGTCGCCCTAAAACTACGCCGGGATTCGCCTGACTCGCGAAATCAGTGATCCCTACTGCATCACCAATTCCTCCAAAAAAATCACCAATTCTTCCAAAATTACCGACATTGTCTGCACCACCACCTCGGATTAGGCCAGATATGCCCTTTCCTACATTTCCTAAAAAGTCGCGTCCCCCGCCTTGGAAAATATTACTCAAGCTACCGATGCCCTTGCCCCCGCCGGGGACGGGCGCACCTAAAGATGCTAAGGCCAAGGGACTCGCTCTACCCTTTGCCACGTCATAAACCGTGCCAGCCTTATTAATCAAAGCAGCGAGAGGTTGATGTGGTCCGGGTATAAATTGCGCTATTTGTGCAACTGGTCTGACGACCTTTTTGACGACCTTTTTGACGCCTTTCGCAACTTTCTTAAAAAAGCCAAACTCTTCAAGGCCAGTCACAGGGTTAAGTGAGGCGATTCCTAGTCCAGCCACGTACTCTTCGGGATTAAGATCGAGTTGATTGAACCGTGTTTCTACAGCGCGCTCAAAATCTGCGTCATCCATCATGCCAAGAGGCAAAACAACTTCACCCGGTGTGAGGTGGGCAAGCATGGTGTCACCACCACGCCCTGCTTGAGAAAGTTCGAGCGCCATCGGGCCTAAAGGTGCTTCAGAACCTATCATGGCTGACTCTGCTAACTGCTGCGCTTTTTTAGCCTCAAAGGGGTCCTCTGCGGTCCCCTCGGCCATCATTAGCTGCTCAATGGCTCCTCTCAGGTCCGCATTCGGATCGGCCATAACGGCCTCTTGCGCCATCGATGCCTCTTCCATCGTCGCTGGATCATCGATTTCAAAGACTTCGCCGCCCTCCGCCATCATCATCGGAAAGGTTGGCATCGGCTCGGGCCCCATCAAATTGCTGATTCTTTGCTGCAAAAATTCATTCATGACGTCGTCACCGTTACAGTCCCTACACTACCGACCATTGCAATCCCAACAGGATACGTTTGATGGGCGTATAAGTCTCTGAATTGTACACCATCAAAAGCCTGATGAATTGAGTTGGTAGTATTGAAAATTATCGCGCCCGTGGCAAATTGTAATTGAGAGATCTCGGTCGAGTTGAAATGTGGGCTGATCGTAAAATCTACTCGGCCTAAATTGATCTCCAGCACTCGCACGAGCCGATTGAATGTTTCTACATTGACGTCTTCACCAGCCGCCAGCGGCAGACGAGTCGGTAGTAAGGTGCTCATGCACGACGTCCACTCGGTTGTATCTCAAGCCGAGTAGATCCAATCCGCCATTTATAGCCCTTTTGATCTACAGAGGCTTGGTCGTCATCACTTTCGAAGCGCAAAACGATCTGACGACTGCGGGTGCGGACGCTCTTGAATTTTGTACTTTGAGTTATCTGGCTTGTGCTGTCTGTTATCAGTGAGTCATTCGGAAAGTCGCGTCGCTTCAAAACAATATTCATTGCTGGTGTATTGCTCGACCCCGACTCAGTAACAAATCGCATATCGGGCAAAATTTCTTTGACAAAGGTCAGCGAGTCGCCACTGCTAATGTCTATATCAGCTGACTCAATGAAGACCCCTGTCATGGCGTCTTCATAATCGTCATACCCAATTTCATGTCGGAAAACACACTGTGATGAAGACGAAGTGGCGGACGCGAATGGCAAATCTTCAATCCCGGCGTCGAGCCATGCGTAACGCACCAATGAGCCAATAGACCAATGGTTCTCCTCGTAGTTGAAAATCACGTAACGTGAAATTTCTCCCGTCCCGTCTTCGATACTTGGGTAGAAAAACCACATTTCGCTGTATTCGCTATTGACACCCATGTGGCACTTGAACGCTTGACCTATATCAAGATCGTTGAAAACATACTCTTGCACACTGCACGGTAATTTTTGCACTGACCCGTTGTAGAAGTAAAAGCTGGTTTTACTTGCAAAGTAAACGCCATTCGGGGCATTCACCGCCGCTTTTGGCCCGATCAACCCAGCGCCTTCGTTGACTAAATTCAAGGCAAAGGTGAGCGGTGGTCCGATGAAGGTCATCGAATACAGCGACGTGTCGGTCCAGATCAGAATCTCTTGACGAGACTTGATCGCTCCTACAATAAATGAGCCCGAAGACAACCTTATGGAGCCCGCACTGTTCGTAGCTGTAGGCTCAAAATCAAGCTCATTTTCTGAGTCAGAGAAGGCCACTAGCATCGGGTCGATGGTGCCAGTGCGGCTTGATCCAGAGATGGGGTCAGCGCCTAAACAGATTAAATGACGATCGGTCTCTGATGTGATTACTTGCAAGGCGAGCGTTGGAACTAAATTTGCGCCTGAAACCTGCGAGAGCTCTACTGCTCTTGTAGAAACGCCATTGTTTTCTACCCATCGGAAAATACCGCCGCCGCGTGGGTTAATAATCAAATTTTCGCCGAAGTTGTCATGCGTCCAAAGACGCAATTGTGCGGAGGCCGCGATGGGGGTTGAAGAGCCCCATCCTCCGGCTCCCCATGTGCCAACACCCCAACCCGTTGATGAGACAAATGTGTCAAGACCGACATTAATCTGATATACACCGACCACTGATGAACCGCCATTACCGCTATCAGAGCTATTCGCAGTGACAACAGCCCCATCACTGTCTTTTGCTGTGATCTCGTAAGCATTTGCGCTCGTGACCAGTGATATTTGGTACTCTTGATTAAGCACAGCAGCAGTGACATTGCCACCTAAACTTGCCGCGCCCGAGAATGTCACAAAATCATTATTCACTGCGCCATGCGCTGTGTCCGTCACCGTAATGGTGGACGACCCATCTGTCGCACTAAAGGTCACGTCGCCAGCCGACGTGGTCGATCGGATTGGCGTTACGTCGTTATAGTTCTCGCCTTCCTCAATGTAATACTTAAATGTCGTGCCCACGCCCAAAAACCGAGTGCCGTCCAAGCTAATCCAGCTATGGAGAGCGCGACCAATACCAAGAAAAAAATCAGTGCCAAGCTTGCTCCAGCCACCAAGTTTCTCAACACGACCCTTACGGAAGCGGATAAGGTTGCCGTCGACCCAGCCACCTTTAGCCGCATAATCAGTGGATTCCTTGTCGATCCCAGCCCTGAATTCTATGGTTTGCAGAGGCATCGATGGGCATCACGCAAGCCGAATGATCGCGCCTGTAGCCGTAGGCGACGGAAAGACAATGGTAAAGTTACCTGCCGTACTGGTCTTATCTCCGCCAAAATCGACGGCGGCTACTGCCTTGTTGCTGGCCGAAGAATTGTAAATAAGCGCTCCGCGAGCCGTGACAGTGGCTGTTCCAAATGTCAAGTCTGAAAAGTCGACGATGGCTGTTGTGCCTGACGTTGTCGGCGTCACATTGGTGAGGTTGGCACCGCCGGACGTGTAATTTGTGCCCGAAGCCTGACCTGTCGTAGTGAACGCGGTGGTGCTCGCACCCAAGGTCGCGCTTGACGTGTACAAGGCCAACTTAAACGTGTTGCCAGAGCTATTGGTAAAGTTATGAGTGCCGACAAGAAGCTCTTGCTTGAACGAAGTGCATAATGCAGAAGTGATTGCCATCATAACTCCTTAATAATTTTGGCCATGTCGAGATGGCCTTGTTTCGTAAGTTCAGCAGTTTGAGTCGTTTTTGCACTCACAATTGCGTTTTGTATACCCGCTAATACTACCTCGTAAATATGATCACGCAAAGCCTCAGCCTGCAGCCGGATGTGAGGAGGAGCATTTTCCGATATCGATACAATTTTGTTTGTCGTATGGGTTGCCCAAAACTCAGGTGGATGACCGCCATGATCGGTGGTTGCAACCATCAATTGCCCAAGTGCCGCATCAGAAAAATTTGAAATCATCCTTTATACGGCTCCGGTGCTGAGGGCATTTCAATTTTTTGCAGATTGTACTTGCGACTTGCTTCCTCAAAATTTGATTGTTGGCATATGAGGAAGTGGCCCTCCTGATCTGTCGTGACCATTAAGGGGTCGGCCAGTCGGTGATAGCCATAAAGCCTTTCGTGCGGCTCAACATTACTATCAAGTAACGCAGACCGAGGACTGGTCCCAATACCTACTCCGTTTGAAATGCAACGAGACACCCAAAATTCTACGCAAGCTCGACCTGCCTCTGCAAAGTGCAGATTGTGCTTGTAGCTGAAGTCCATCCCAAATAAATCCATGTGGGCAACCTCGTTATACAAACCAAAGGCAATCGCGTAAGCAACCGTGTTGTTCAAATAGGCACATTTTTGCTCCTGAATCACTTCTTCTATAGGGAATAGCTCTAGTGCAGGCACACGGCCATCAAACTCGCAAGAGTAAATCGGTGCTTTTGTGAACGAGGGTAGCAGACGCCGCATCACGTCGGTCTGATTACCTGCGTCCTCCGTGTCAAGGTATCGTGATGCTGGGTCCATCATGAAGACTCGGTCACACTCAAAAACCGAAAACGCCGAGTTTATACACCAGACTTCATCCCAAGTTCTGCTATTCTCGACGCTTATCACATAGTCGATTTGAGAAGCTCCGAGACCGAGTATCGCAACCTCAGCCCCTTTCAACTCTGGAATTTTAGACATTAGCTCACCCCAGAGCGAAGCATATCGTAGCGATATTCATCGCGCGTACCACGCCCTTCACTGACATTCTTCATGCGAGCGATGCCTTCTTTAAACCTAGCCTCAAACGATTGCACAACGTCAGGCGGCTCTTTTAAGAAGACGGCAGCTTCCACCAATGTCCCATACAGTAAAGGATCGGGATGGTCTGTCGATAGGATGGTTGTCCCTGAGTCTGCACCCGCCGTTAATGAGTTTGGCTTGTGCAAGTAATGAAGCTCTACACTGTAGGCGCTATCTGGAACAGGAGATAGCTCGAAAGCGGTGTCATCAAACAACGAATAGTATTTTGGCCGCGCTTGCGTTGTTGTGGTCGGGCTAAACTCTTTAATAAAAGAAGGGTGTTTAAAATCGAGGTAATGATACTTGCTACTACTGATCACCGCTAAAGAAAAAGGTGCGAAAAAATCAGTCGGAGTAGCTAAAAACCGATTACCACTAGAAAGCGTTCCGGTGACGTTTTTTCTTTGCTCAGGCAACTGAACAAACTTAAAAATGCGGCTTTCTGCCTCTTGGATGAAGGTGTTGAGATTGTTGTTAAACGTGGTTTCATCGACTTGCAGATAGTCTTTGACCGTGGATTTAAGTGTCGCTAATGTAAAACTCATGACGTCGTCACCTCAACTGTGCCAATCGCGCTCTGTATTTCAAAAGGTGTAAGCTCAGTGCCTAGTATACCATTTCCCACATTTGTATAAACCATAAAAAAATTGCCGTCATTACCGTCACTCGCAGGGTCTACTCGGGCATCTTTCACTGCTTGAGGGTCGACGGGCGTCGGCTTACGCATCAATTGAGGGTGCTTTGGCGACCATTGATCAGGCCCTACTAACAAGCCGTCCCACGTCTTTTTCATATCCTTCAGACGATAACGAAACCCCGTAATGTCACAGATCCCGTAGCTGTTTTTGTTGCTTGCAAAAGCCATCACGCAACG